AATACCAAGAAGGACCTAAAGGAGCTAAACTACCAGGAATTGGTCTTGGTCAGTGGAGCAGGTATATGTTTTCTGATCAAAAGAAAAAAAAGGACCCTAAAAAATATAGAGGATGGCAATTATCAGAATTTGCTAAATTATTGGGAAAAGATAGAGAAGATATGGATGTACAGGTTAAATTTATGTTGCATGAATTAATGGACCAATATGATCCTGACAAACAAATATTAAAAAATTCTTTAGTAGATGCAAGAAAAGCTGTTACTTTAGAGGAAGCAGTAAAATCATTTTCAGGACAAGCAAAAAAAAGAAGAGGTAGGAGAAGACAAAAACGTGTACCCGGATATTTAATGCCTAGTAAACCTGATTTTAGAAATAGGAATTTGTTTGCCTATAATTTAATGCCCGGTCAATGGGGATCAGAATATGCTACTACCCCATCTGTATTAAAATCACCTACTCCCTCTTTGCAAAAAAGCAAAACTGTTCCCGCAGGAGTTAAGTCTTGGGGAGAAGTAGAACCATCTCAGGGTGCTAAATCTGGTAACTTTTTCAGAAATATTTTAAACGCAATACAAAAAATGAATTTAAGGAGATAAATATGCCGAAAGTAGGTGGAAAACATTATTCCTATACTAAAAAAGGTTACAAAGCAGCAGCGAAGGCACGAAAGAAAATGAAAAGAGGAAAAAAGAAGTAAATGATTCCCATTGTAGTACAGGCAAGAATGGATTCAAGACGTTTGTATGGCAAGGTGTTAATGCCTATCACAGGTGGTTGTGCTTTAAGTCATCTGTTGGATAGATTGTTTCTCACCGAAATGAAAGTCATTGTTGCTACTACCAATAGAGATACCGATAAACCCTTACAAATGTTTTGTGAACATTATGAAATAGATGCTTTCTATGGTGCGGTAGAGATACCTAAAAGGCTATGGTCAGTGGCAGAGTTAAACAATGCAGACCATATAGTGAGAGTTACCGCAGACGATATATTAGTAGACCCTGACTACCTTAAAATGGCAGTGAGGGAGCACGTAGAGAATGGAGCAGACTTTACGCATATACCAAAGTTACCAAAAGGTTTTGACTGCGAAGTAATTTCTAGGAACGCATTACTGGAATTAATGAAGATAGATTCCGAAACAGAGTATATAGGAAAGATATTAAAAGATAAGACTGTATTTAAGGTACATGAAGTGGAAGTACCTAAAAGACATAGAAGACGTTTCAACTATGAGTTAAACGAATATAAAGACTTGAAAAAATTAAGAGAGTTATTCTCTGATTTGTTTAGTAATCATTCACCGCCATTTTGTCTCGATCACGTTATCGAGTATTTAGATTATCAAAAGTCAAAGGAAAAAGTGCGATGAACCCATTCTTCACAGTCTATATTCCGTTTCATACTTATGGTTACGCTATCAAAGCAAAAGATGCGTTACGTTCCTTAGACGCTCAGTCGTTTACTTCATTTGAAACGATACTGATAGCGAATGGTACTTCGTTTCCCAGTTGGATGAATGAAGGCGATGTGTATAAAAGTACTGGCGTATTTGGTAGGAAGATAATAGGTGGTGAATATCATACGTTGGGAGCAGCAGCCAACGCAGCAATAGCATTAGCGAAAGGAAATTGGATAGTCAGGTTAGATGCTGATGATTACCTTGAATCAAACGCTTTGTGGCACTTTGTAAATACAATAGAGCAACACTCTGACAAACCTATTATAGGAGTGCAAGGACATTGGGATGAAGATAATCCTGACAAAGTAATGGGAGCAGGGTTAGCAATACAGACAAGTCTATTGCAAGAAGTTTGTGGATACAACGAAGAAGAACCTATCAATGATGGAGAGTCTATTGTTCGCAAAATATCTAATGAAGTTTTTGGAACTGCTACATCAAAATGGGGATTAGTCAGAACAGAGAAACCCATTTACAATTATGAACGACATGAGGGGAGTATGTCATGTCCAGGTTAGCGAAGTTATTCGGACCTGATGCAAAATACCCTTTAGTACGTTCCTATCAAGAGAAAGAAGCACCAGAATTAGAGTTTATTGCAGGGCCATGTTCTGTAGAGAATTTGGAACAGATATATGCCATAGCCTGTAAGGTACGACAAGCAGGAGCAACCATGTTACGAGGTGGTTGTTATATATATGGAACGTACCCTCCAGAGAATAGTGGATTTGTAACAGATAGATCACTATCTCTTTCAACAGCAGCAAGTGGTAACAAACTTCCTTGGATAGTGGAAGTGATGGATGTACCAGATATGCAACACGTTACCGATGCAGATTGGATACAGATAGGTATGCGTCATGCACAACATTATCCGTTGTTGAAAGCGATAGCTTCTTATGGAAAGAAAGTATTATTAAAGCGTGGTTCATGGATGACAGTCGATGAAACGCTTGGGGCTATAGAGTATTTGCTTCAACATGGAGCAGAAGATGTAGCAATATGCGAGAGAGGAATCGTTAGCTTTGAAGACCATTGTAGATGGAGTTTCTCTGCTTCGTTTATTGCGATGATAAAAGAATATACTGCATTGAAAATAGTAGCTGATCCTTCTCATGGCAGTGGAGACAGAAAGTTAGTTCCTAGACTTGCGAGAGCAGGAGTGGCAGCAGGTGCTGATGGAGTGTTATGTGAAGTGCACCCTAACCCTGATGAGTCTGTTTCCGATGCAGAACAAGCGATTGATTACGACACCTTTGAAGAAGTAGTGAAAGGGTGCAAAGAAATAAAGGGATATATTTATGGCTAACAACCTCCAAATGCAAAGAGTGGAGTTTGGAAAGAATGTTGGTGGTATTAATGATTCCACGCAGATAACGTCTGTCAAAGAACATGAAGCGTTAGATATTCATAATGTAAGGTTAATACCTACAGGTGGGATACGAAAGAGAAAAGGATACTATGTTGTTAATACAGCTAGCCTTGTCGGTTCTGGAACTATCACTGGCGTTTTTAATTATCTACGTTTTACTGGAAACTCAGACTTAATTGTATGTGTGAATAGTGGTAGCGTTGCGAATAAGATATATAAAAAAGATGCTGGAACAAATACGTTCACTTCCATTACTCCTTCTGGAACTTGGTCTGGTGGAGATGTAACATTCGCTGTATCTAACGATATATTAATGATTGCGTCTGATGGTGGCTCCAACATATTACAATGGGATGGTTCCGCTACCGCCTGTACTGATTTAAACACAGCGACTGCACCTTTGGCAGAAGTGGTAAGTGATTGGAACAGACACGCTGTTGCTTTAAAGATACCAGCGAGGGGAAGTAACTTTGAAATATCACATCAAGGTGATTCTACACAGTGGAGAAATTCTGATCGATTTCCTACAGATAGACAAACTGTGGGAGCGACTACGTTATATGATGATCTATTTATCTTTACCACAGATAGAATGTATCGTGTATCAGGCCACGATAGGGATGATATCCGAATGGATGCAGTTAGGCTTTCTGTAGGGGCTACGAATCAAAGAAGTATAGTCAACGTAGCAAATAGAAACTTAATAGTCTGGCCTTGGAGAGAAAACTTCTATGAGTTTGATGGAGTTAATACACGAATTATATCCAACAGAATAGAAAGACCTCTCGCTAATACAAGTGATTTCTTTAACATCGATTTATCAAAGTTTGACGATATACAAGGTGTCAATATAGCATCTCAATCCAGAGTCAGCTTTTTAGTGGCAGAGAAAAATAAAACACAAAATACTATTGTACTAAATTACCATTACGATTTAAGAACACCAGACCCTAAGACAGGACAACCTACAGGTGCTTGGACTGTAGATAAGTATGATAGAAACTTTGCTTACTTAGGTGTCGCTATAGAAGATGATCAAGAAGTATTGTATGCAGGAGATTATGATGGTCATATATGTAGGTTAGAAACAGGCGATGCAGATGGGGATTCTTCCGCAGATGCCAATGATGGAAACGCTATTGCTTCTCGATATCAAACAGGTCCATTCCATGCGAATATGCCTGACGTAACTAAGAGATGGAGGGAGATTATCCCTGTCGTTGGTCAGACTTCTAGCGGAACAGTAACGATATCTACCGCAGAGAATTGGGCTGGTAGTTTCATAACCGCAGATACCGTTGCTTTATCTACAGGAGGATTTGCTTCCTATTGGGGAGTATCTAAATGGGGAGAAGATTTATGGGGAGCAGCGATATCGGTAATCAAACGATTATCTTTATCCAATAGAAGTGAAGCACTCTCTATTAAGTTTTCCGATTCGAGTAAAGACCCTGCATGGCGAATTGATACTTGGGTTTTGAGATATCAAGTTCTACCAGGATTGAGGCGATTTGAATAATGCCATCTAAAAAACTTCGTAAACCATTGTTTATACAAGACTTAAATGACCAATTTGCACCAAGAGTTTTACACGATAATGTTATGGGTATATACCATTTCTTAGATACAAATATGGAGTGGGGTTCTGCTACCTCAAATACAGGAGTAGCGTTATCTAAAATAAAGTCGGCAGATTACATTATCAACATCACTCCCTTAGCAGAAACAGGAAGTGCAACAGTTACAAAAGCTACTGCATCTTTCACTTACACAACAAGTGCAACAGTGGCATTTAATTATTTAGTTATTGGATCAAGTTAGGAGTTATTATGGGAACAGTTTCTCGCCCTTACACTTACACTGCTGGTGATGTTATTCAACCAGCCGAAGTTACAGATAACGAGACTACTTTATATACTCTCGTTAATGGGAATATAGACAACGACAACATAGATTCTTCGGCAGGAATTAAGGCAGCTAAACTTGATCTTGCCTCAGCGACTACAGCTTCATTCTCTACGAATGTGCTTATGTCTTTGTCTTCCACAATTACATTGGGAACAACAACACAAACGATTGCTGTAGGTAGTTCTGCTACAGTAACTATCACCGCTAGTGGCGGAGTTGCCGAAATCGGCAAAATGACTGTCATAGCTAGTGCTACTGTCGGCAATCTTAAAGTGTCAGGTACTGCGACATTAGGTGCATTGGCTACGCTAGGTACATTGGTCGTATCAGGAACTGCTACGATAAGTGGTCTGGTATGTAGTGGCACTGCGACTGTCGGAGATTTAAAAGTATCTAACACAGTTACCATACCGAACTTAGTGGTATCAGGAACAGCCACACTTGGTAA